GTAGTTTGCGAAGGCGTAAATTTCCTCGTAAATTTCCTGCGCGGCCTTCTCGAACGAATCCATCTTGCCCGCATTGTAGGCATAATACCTCAAGAAGTCGTATTGCCTGTCAAGTTCCTCCTGCAGCGGGCATATTCCGCCCCCTGTCTGCGACCAAACCAAGACCTTTCCCACGGTCGCATTCACTATCAGCGATTCGAGGTACTTTTCCAGGATGTCGTTCTGGTCGTCCGAATAGTCCTTGGCTCCCTGCACTTCCTTGTCAACGTACACGTACAACGCGGACAGTTCCTTCTCTATGTCCTTTATGACCTGCTGAATCTGCTCGATGGTGGCGCTGTCGCCAACCACGTCTATGAGTTCGTTCAGCTTGTCGACGACCTTCGCCAGGACTTCGTAGTAAGACAGTTCGTCGGTGTACACCGCAGGAAGCACCCTTTGCGTGAAGAACCTCAAAGGCGGTATCCTTACGTCCGTCGCCATGTTCCCTCCTTTCACCATATGGTCATGAAGCATTGTGCCAGTTCACGGTCATGCACCACGTCGTTGTCGATGTTGAGGAACGTTTCGCGGTACAGCTTCAGAAGTTCGGGCTGCGGGCGGGAATATCCGCTTTCCGTGCGCTCTACCATATTGTCGTACTCGCCGCTGCTGCTGGACGTTCCGCTTGCGTTCGCGCTATCCTCGTCAATGGTGACGTTGGTAGCGTATTGCAGATTCTTAATCTGCGTCGGTATCATCTCGCTCTGAGGCGTGTCCTGATACACGTTCTGCTGGTTGGCGCTTGATTGGCTGGTGTTCTCGCCAGTGTTGGACGCATTGCCCCAAGCATGTTTGGTGTGCTTCAGGTTGCGGTCGCCCAAAGGCTCCATTCCAAGCGCAAGCAATTCGGATTCGTAAAGCTGATTGTAATACGGCATTATCAGATGCATGGCGTCTCTCACGAACATGCGCCATCTCGCAACCGTCTCGGCACCTATCTCGCGCGTGTAGTAGTGTCGTATGATCTTGTCGTTCAGAATCTTTCTGTGGGTTTCTTCGAATATCGGATAGTCTGCAAGCCCCACTTCCGAATACACGCGCTCCCACATGGATTCCTCGTGCGGAGCGCCGATGTCGTCAAGGGCCTGTTCCACCACCCATCTAAGCTGTGTCGTGTACCTGCTCATCTTCCACCCTTCAATGCCGCCTTGAGCGCCTGCCAGAGACTGCCTCCACCATACCCTGTGTTCCCTCCCTTGTCAACAGCCCCGCTCTCCATTCCTGCGACGGGCACCGTACCTTCCTTGTCCGTCCTGATGTACATGCCGCTTCGGAAGTCGCAGTCGATTTCCAGCCCGAACATCTCGTTCACTTCCTTGCAGAACTGTTTCCTGCTGTTCAGGCGAGTGAACCTCTGGGCCTCCACGTCGCCCATGTTGCCCATGACCTCGGGGGACACCATGCGTTCCTTCTTGTCCGTGTTCGTGTTCTCGATGCCCAGGTACGTGAGCGCCTCGTTCCAGATCTGGTGCTTGACAACCTGTATCTTGTCGGCCACGTAGGGCGAAACGGTGTCCAGCACCTCCACCCCGGTCAAGTCCAAGTCCTTGTCTGCCCAGCACACCGGCATGAAACCGTCCACCTGCGCGAAAAGGTTCTGCAAGGAGAGGCGCTGCTTCTCGGTGCATTTCACGATGCGCGGCGTCTTCTGCTGGGCTATGTTGGTGTACACGCTGCGCTCGCACTGCCACAGCATCTTGGCATACAGGTCGAGTTGAAGGAAGGTCGGCGTGCCTATGTTGTCGTTGAAGCAGATCACCGAATTGGTTATGTCGAACCTCATCGTGGCATGGTTGGGGTCTACCGTGTACGCCCAACGCTCCTTGGGAATGTTGTAGATGTCGAAGGGGCCCGCCATCACCATTCGCAGCATGGCATACCCCTCCGGCGAGCGCTGCTCCGGGTCTTCCTTGATGGCCTCGTCGTACACGAACAGGCACATGCCGTTCGCCAAAAGCCACCTCTCCACCATCCTCTCGTTTACGCCCTTCGGGAGGTTCTTCCATTCGAAGACGGAAACGGCCAGGTCGTACAGACGCCACATGTAGGACAGGTACGTCTCGTCGTTGAGCCAGTCGTTCTCACGCTGGACGGCGTTTCCAGCGACTTTCTTCGGCACCCTGCCGTCGGGAAGCCTGAATCCCTCGTACATTCCAGGGGTAAGCATTGCATGTCCTCCATCAGACTATCGAATTGTCAAGCGCGTAGTTGCCCACGTCGTTCACGTGCCAGAAGGTGATGCCTCGGTCGAACAGGTGGTTTATCTGCGCCAAAGTCATGGCGGGAACCTTGCCCACCACGGAAGACCCGTTCGTTTTGACGTAGTTCCAAGACCTGCGGCCCACGACGTTGGGAACCTTTATTTCCGAAACCAGATAACCATACATGCTGTAGTAGTCGTCTATCTGCTTCGCCATTTCGCGACGGCACGTGTACTTCCTGAAACCCACCGTGTAACTTCCCAGGTTCACCAGCGAAGTAGTGGAGTTCATCCCTCCCCTGGACGTGTTTGGCGTGCGGGTGGCTTTTGAAAGGGATGCAAAGGCGTTCACCTGATCTTGTACGGTGTCAACTGCATCGTTCGCCATTCCAAGCAAATCCAGTCTGGTTGCCGAGCCCACAAGCCTCTGCGCACCATTCATGGCATTGTTCATGATGGGCAAGTCGGTCTGCGAGTTGAACTTCAAGCCGGACAGGTCTACCTGTGATTGTCCGTACATGTTCGCCCATGCCTGGTACACCCACATGCATGTAGGAAACGCCTCCATGTAAACGGCATGTTCCACAGACCTTCCAGCATTTCCGTTGTAGTTCTTGGGAATGTACGCCAACGTCGATGACATAGAGCATCCTCCGGTCTTGTCGAACGATGCCGTTCCCTTGGTTCCGAAGAGCTCCAAACGGAACTTCTGGTTCCCTCCGTTGAAATTGGTCACCTCGAGATACTGATTGGGGTAGCAAAGGGTTTTGTTGTTCTTCGGCACGTAACCGTCAAGCGAGCCCATCCCCACGTTCAGGCTGTACTCCTCCGTAGGAGTTCCTGCCGAGGCGTCCACCCAGTACCCCCACCCATTGTCCTTCTTGACTTTGTTCTGCACGCAGAAGTCAGGCACAAGGTATATCGCGCTTATAGCGTCCTGCTGGCCGTTGGAAGAAAGCGCGTCGATGTACGACTTGAGTTCAGAAATGGTGGTGAACACCGACAAAGAGCAACCAGAGTACACACCCATGTACTTGTCTCCCCCGACGTTCACGTAGGTTCCATCCTTCAACGGCTCCACTGCAGAGGCCACCACGGTATAGAGGAACTGGTTCTGATTGTCGAAAGAATAGTAATCAACGATGAGTTCCCCCGGGTCTAACCCTTCGTCCTTGACATGCATCCCTATAGCGTCGTCGTCCACATGCTCCCTTTCCACCATGCACGCTTTCACGGTGCAGTCGGGAAACCACGTCTGCATGATGTCAAGGGAAAGGTGCAGCCTTGACGAGTTCGGATTCACGTATTCGACGTCCGTTATGAAGGAGTAGAACCACCTTTCCCCGTAGTTCTCGTTCTGGAACATGCAGTAATTGTACCCGTACAAGGTCTCGGCATTGAACGGCACCACTATGGAATCGTCGACCCGCTGGTACGTGTAGTCCTCTCTCCTGAGCGACATGGGGCAGAGGGCGGCGAAATACTGCCGTTGGGCTTCCCTGTCGGAGAAGTACCGCACATGCCTGTACGACGGGTCGAAGGGAACGGCTCCTATATAGACGTTGGTCGACGGTTGAAACGGCATGAAGGCCTCCCGAATGCGAGGGACTTGGAACAGTCCCTCGCTTTCTGACTACTTGGACACGGTGATGGTGGCGGAAGCCGACTTCTTGGCGTCCGCAATGCTCGTTGCAGTCACGGTAAGCGTCGTGGCCGTCTCGTCCTTGGCGACGTGAACCTTGCCGGCGTCGGAGACGTAGGAGCCGGAAGAGGCGTTTCCTTCAAGCGTCCACTGAACGCCCTTGTTGATCACGCCGGTTCCCGTCACGGTCGCCTCGATGGCCAGGTCTGCTCCCCTGGGAAGGGTCGCAGCCGTTGGCGAGACGGCGACGGCGGTGATGGACGATTCCACGTCGGAAAACGCGACGGCCTGGTTGAACGGGCTGATGGAGAACGTCTTCCACACATGGTAGTTGTAGTTCCAGTACAGGCCCTTGCCGTTGTAGTTCTCCGTCATCTTCTCGAAGTTGTCCCAAACCTGCCAGAAGTCGCGGGACGTGGTGATGGCCGGGACGCCTTGAAGAACCGTCACCTCGTCTTCCGTCCAGGGGGCAAACGACGGGTCGGTGACGCCGTTCTCGTCGGTGAACAGGTCTTGCAAGCGCTGCCAATCCATGTCCACGAAGGAATCCACGGCAACCACGCGCCCGATGAACTGCGCGTAATCCAGATTGTACGCCCTTGCCAGGACGTTCAGGTCCATAACGGCCTCGAACGATGCGGTGACGATGATGTACTGGTCTTCGATGTTCGTGTGCGTGGTCACGCCGGACATGGTGTAGTTGTTGCTCTGGAACTCGAGCAGGCGCGCCGTCTGGCGGAAAACCGTGGCCACGTCAACGGCGTTCTCCTTGGTGGCGCTGGGAATGGGCACCGACTGGACGTACCCGTTGAGAATGGCACGCGCCAGCATGTACTTCATGACCAGGTACTCGTCGGTCTGGGCCGAGGTGTACACGCTTTCCACGATGGCCGCGATGAGGTCTGAGATTCCCTGCCAGGACAGGAACGCCTGGCGAAGCTGGTCGTCGGTGATGGTGATGGGGTAGTACTTCTGGAAGTTCATCGTGTGGAACGCCGCGCGCACGTCCGGGATGGTGCGCTTGAACACGTCCTGTTCGGCCTTGGAAGGGCTGAACTGGTACGGACGCGCCAGGTTCACGAAGATCTCTTCCACCGTCTCGCCGAACTCGAGCCGGCCCTTCTTGAACGCCGACCACGGATTGGTGTACATCTTGGACGAGATGATGACGAACCCGATACGGTTGACGAGCGCGTCCAGGTACGCGTTCGCGGCAGGCGTGTAGTTGAGGATGTAGTCCCCGATCTTGTGGATTGTCTCGGTGGTTCCCGAAATGCTGATGGTCCCGTCCCCGGCCTTCTCGATCACTCCGCGTGCAAGAAGCGGTTGTGCCAGTTCCGGGGTTTCCTCCATCAGCGCGGTGGTCACCGCCACCGGGTCGATCTTCGTTTTCGCCGGCACGGTGCTTGTCTTGGTAGGCATGTGTGTCCTCCTTTAGTCGATTCTGTCGTCCCACAGCGCCGCGAAGCCTCGCGGGCGGGATTCCTTCCGAACGTCCGCCGCGTGGCGGCCGATGACGTCCTGGCGGTCGGTGATTCCCTCGCCGGAATCGAAGAACCTGTCCGCGTAGCGCTCCTTCCAGGAATCGCGGTCGGCAATCGCGTCGTCGCGCTCCGCCGCAAGACGGTCGCGCTCGGCCTCGAGGCCCGCATATGCGTCCCGGCTGTCCCACCTCTCGTCCAAATCCGCGGCGTCGCGGTCTATCTCGGCGGCCATTTCGAGGCGGCGTTCCTCGTCCGGCTCCATTGCCAGTTCGCGCAGGTTGGGCTCGTACCTGCTTGCCATTTTCCGTCCTCCTATTCGTGAATCGTGAAAACGTCCTCCACGAGTATTGTACCACCTTTCACGTCCTTGGGGCGCAACTTCCCCGCAAACTGCGTGCCGAACGCGAAATTCTCCATCGTGACCCCTGAATGGCAACGCGACGGCATCCCGGCGCAATGCACGGTCAGTTCCCCGCCTTCCTCGAAGCAGTAGGACTTGGCGCGCAGCGCCTTGAACCTGTCGAACCGGTGCTCAAGCTTCCACATCCCAAGTTCCACGTCGTCCACTTCCAGCCCTTTCGGCATGTCGGCTCCGACGAAGTAGTTGGAATCCGTGTCGGAATACAGCCACCGGTCGTAGTTGGCCTGCGCCGCACGCACGGTGAACGCGCGTGCATACGCGGTTATGAACGCACCGACGGGAAGGTAGACGGCCTCTTTTCGTTCCTCGTCCAGCAGCGCGTACTTCACCACCCCTTCGTCCAGATACGGCATGCGGGACTGCTTGACCGGATTGGTCGCCATCTTTCCGTAAAGGGAGTTCAACTGAAGCTTCGCAATGGTTCGCATTCCAGGGTTTCCCTCTGCCGTCGCCCTCTGCTTGACCTCCGTCCATTCCCTCACGTAATCCTTGAAAAGCAGCGTGGAACCCTTGAACTTGTAGCCCCTCACGTAGCGCACGTCATGAACGTCGTACTGCTCGAAAAGCATTTCCAAGTCCACCGACGTGAGGCACAGGGGCTGCAGCCCGCCCGAATCCCTTATGTACTCCGTCTCTCCGAAAAGCCTGTTCCCCTTGAGTTGCATGCAGGGGATGTGACCTTCCTTCACCGTGAAGTCGGCTTCCAGAAACTGTATGTAAAGCGGCATTTCCGGGTCTTCTACGTAAGAACCCCCATAGGCTTCAGGCTCCCCATACGGAAGCACTTCGCCATGCACCGAAGCCATCACGGAAGGATACAGCGAGTTCACGTCGAAAGACAGGCCTGGGCCGACGATCTTTCCCGCGAACTCTGGATTCGCCATCACGAACCCTCCCTTGTAGCACCCTCCCTTCCTCAGATCGAGGTCGTAGCCGGGCTCGGGGTACCAGTCCCGGAACCGCTTCTTCCCACCTATCGACTTCACGTAATGGTGGAACGCGTTCGACCCTGCGGTTATGCGCTTCATGTCCCTTTCGTACATTTCCTGCAAGGCCAAAGCCACTATCTTCACGTCGTTGGCCACGTATGCCCTTTCCTTGTCGGTCAGGACGTGTCCCGGTTCCCGGGCTTCCAGATAGTCTATGTCCAATTTCTCGATTGACAGGCCGAACGCCTTTGGAATGGATGCGACCGGAAGGGGTATCACCTTGAGGGAATCCAGGAACTCCACTGCAGCTACGGGGGTGAAGTAAAGCTTTATGCTGTAGAACTGACCCATGTCGCTTATAAGGGTCGTGAACGTCTTGTGTCTGGCATCGTCCTTTCCTGCAACCCACGTCCACCCGTTGGACAGAAGGTGGTGCAGCACGAACTTTCCGTCGAACTTGAGGTTATGGAAATACACCCTCGAGCCCTCCACCGCCCTGCACCACGAAACGAACGATTCGATGTCGTTTCCGAAACTCACGTTCTCGGCGTCTCCGACCTCGCTTGCAGCCCATGCCCATACCCTGCAGTCGTCCG